GAGCCTGAAAGCTTTTATGCAGATGGAATTGAATACTACACTATTTCAAATAATATGGGATATGATGGAGATTTAGAAATCGCCCTTATTCCAGAATCCTTTAGGACTGATGTTTTGATGGAAAAATCGGATTCTAACAAAGTTCTTATTGAGTCTTCAAATTCTGGAACTGCAAACTTTGCGCTGTTATTTGAGTTTGATGGTGACCAAAAGAAAATCCGTCACGTTATGTATAACTGCTCAGCAGCAAGACCCACACTTGAAGGAGAAACCAACGAGGAATCAAGAGAAGTTCAACCAGAAACCTTATCTATTCAAGCAAGACCACTTCCAAATGGAAATGTAAAGGCTAGAACAGGTGAAGAAACTACGAAGGAAACTTACGATGGTTGGTATAAGTCAGTCTATATGCCAACAGAAACTACAGTAACACCTTCAAGAGCAAGTGTTGGAGGTAAATAAATATGGCACTAACCAAGAAAATTCAAATCGATGGGAAAGAAGTTGTTTTCCGTGCATCAGCAGCTATCCCAAGAATCTATAGGCTTAAATTTGGAAGAGATATCTTCAAAGACTTAATGGAATTAGAAAAGTCCATGAAGAAAAATGATGAAGATAAATCTAATCTTGATATAGGCTCATTAGAACTATTTGAAAATATAGCCTATGTAATGGCAAAGCATGGAGATAAATCTGTGCCAGATAGTCCAGAAGAATGGTTGGATAATTTCTCAACCTTTTCAATTTACCAAATTCTACCTCAGCTAATTGAGTTATGGGGGCTTAACATAAAGTCGGAAGAAGTTCCTAAAAAAAAGTAAGACCAACAGAAAGACCAATGACTACACCCTTGTTTCTACTAAGGGCGGTGGAACTTGGTCTTTCTGTTTCTGATTTATCTCTTTTAACAATTGGACTTGTAAATGATATGTTCACAGAAAAAAATAATGACGACTATAAATACAAAGAAGTAGCTACGCAAGAAGATTATGATAAATTTTAATCTTCAAGCTTAGCTACTCTTTTTTCAGCATCTTTATAGACTTTGGATTCCGCTCTTGCACCGATAATAATGACAAGAACTTCATCATCTGATTTTTCCAACTTATAAACGATTCTAAGACCTGAACTCTTAAGTTTAATTTTCATAAGACCAGCAAGCTTAGAATCAGAATGGTTAGAAAGAGGCTTGCCATAGCCACCTTCAGTATTAGGAAGAGGATTTATTAAGATCCTCTTAAGTGCTTTATCGACAATTTTTCTTTGAGATCCATCTAAGGCTTTATAGTCTTGGATGGCTTCTTTTATAAAGGATAGTTTATAGTTCATTCGATTTCGTCCTCATCAAGAGGAGAGACTTCATTTAAATCGATATGGAAGGCTTCTTCAAATTCATCTTGAGAAATTAAATCGGATTTATCCATTGATGACATCCTAGTATTGGCAAGCATAAGATCTCTTGCATCTTCGAGCTCATCAATGAGTTTCGTATATTCATCAGGGGAAACAAGAATGCACTCAGGAGCATTATTTTTTAATACGACCTTAGAACCGTTAACTTTGACATCATCGAAAATACGTCCAGCTAGGCCTCGATTAAATTCAGAAATGGATACAGTCTTATTGGATAATTCTTTTACAAAATTCATACTTATCACCTCAAGATAAGTATAGCATAAATTGATAAAAACATCAATAAAAACACTGATAAATATATCTCTAAAGAGGAGGTGAGATATTGGCAAATAGAATAAAAGGGATAACTGTTGAAATTGGTGGAGATACTACCAAATTACAGACTGCACTAAAACAAGTTAATACGGAGATAAAACATACTCAGTCTGAACTTCGTGATGTCAATAAACTTCTTAAACTTGATCCTGGCAACACTGAACTTATCTCCCAAAAGCATAAGCTATTAGGACAGACCTTAGAAGAAACAAAGAATAAATTAACCTCTTTAAAAGAGGCACAAAAACAAGCTGAACAGGCTCTCGCAGAAGGAAAGATTTCCCAAGAGCAATATGATGCCCTTAAACGAGAGATTATTGAAACAGAACAAGCCCTAAAGTCTCTAGAAAGACAAGGAGCAACCACTAATCAAACCCTTCAAAACATAGCTATTACTGGAGAAAAATGGCAAAACACAGGGCAAAATATAGAAAACGTGGGAAGAAAAATGATGCCAGTATCTCTTGCAGTAGCAGGTCTTGGAGTAGCAGCTGTAAAGACTGCATCAGATTTTGATTCTGGCATGTCAAAGGTAAAAGCAGTATCTGGTGCAACAGGGTCCGACTTTGATGCCCTAAGGGAAAAGGCCCGTGAAATGGGAGCCAAGACCAAGTTCTCAGCATCTGAAGCGGCAGAGGCTATGAATTATATGGCCATGGCTGGTTGGAAAAGTAAAGATATGATTAGTGGTATTGAAGGAGTCATGAACCTTGCTGCAGCTAGTGGTGAGGACTTAGCTACTACTTCAGATATCGTAACAGATGCCCTTACAGCCTTTGGTTTAAAAGCAGAAGATTCTTCTCACTTTGCTGATGTTCTTGCTGCGGCATCATCTAATGCCAATACCAATGTTTCATTAATGGGTGAAACCTTTAAATATGCTGCACCTATTGCTGGTACACTTGGCTATTCAGTTGAAGATACAGCAGTAGCTATAGGTTTAATGGCTAACGCAGGAATAAAAGGCTCACAAGCAGGGACAGCTTTAAGGTCTGGACTAACAAGACTCGCATCACCAACTAAAGAAGTTATTAATGGAATGTCCATGTTGGGATTATCTATTGAAGATGTACAGGGCCTTTCACTTGATGAGACTCTAAGCACCTTTAGAGTAGCCTTTGCTAATTTAGATGGAACTCAAAAAGCACAAGCGGCATCCATGATATTTGGTAAAAATGCCATGTCTGGAATGTTGGCAATAATAAATGCCAGTGAGAAAGACTACAACAGTTTGAGTGATGCCATTTATAACGCAGATGGAACAGCAGAAAAAATGGCTGCTACTATGCAGGATAACCTAGCTGGTCAATTAAAGATCCTACAATCTGCCTTAGAAGAATTAGCTATATCCTTTGGAGAACTTTTAATGCCTGCTGTTAGAAAAGCAGTAGACATATTAACAAAACTGGTAAATGGGCTTAATGCGCTTCCAGGTCCAGTAAAAGGTATTATTGCTGGTATTGGTCTTTTTATAGCTGCTCTTGGACCTGTACTTATGATTGTAGGAAAACTTATCTGGTCAATAGGTACTATTATGACCAAAGGACCTCTAATAGTAGGAGGAATAACTAAGATAGTTGGAATCTTTACAGGGACACTTATACCAGCAATCACTGCAGTAGTATCAGCCATTGGGATTGTTCCTATTGCTATTGGTGCAGTAATAGCTGGTCTTGTTCTTTTATGGAAGAAGTGCGACTGGTTTAGAGAAGGGGTCATCTCCATATGGGAAACTATTAAGGAATCAACTGTTGCCATTTGGAATGGAATAAAAGAATTTTTCGTAAACCTATGGCAAGGAATATCAGAATCTTGGACAAGTACCTGGACTGAAATCACAAGTTTTCTATCAGAATTTTGGTCTGGATTTATTGAAGGAGTGAAGACTACTTGGAAAGGCATCAAGGACTTCTTTGCCAACCTATGGAATGGACTTGCTGAAGGATGGAACAGTATATGGACATCTATAACAACTTTTCTAACTGAATCTTGGAATACCTTTATTGAGGGAGCCAAGAGTTTATGGCAAAGTTTAGGAGAATTCTTTACAAGCCTCTGGACGGGAATTCAAACAACTTTTACCAATATATGGACAGCTATATCAACTACAACTACAGAAGTATTTACAGCAGTTGGAGAGTTTATCAAGACTACTTGGGAAGGTATTAAGACTTTAATTTCAACAGTTCTTGATGCAATTAAAGTAAAAGTAGAAACCATTTGGAATGGACTAAAAAAGTTCTTAACAACAGTCATCACTGCCATTGGAGAATTTATTTCTACATCCTGGACCAATATAAAAACGACTATTGAGACTATCTTGACTTCTATTAAGACGGTCTTTGAATCAATCTGGAATGGGATAAAGACCTTTATCTCATCAACAATGAATAACATTAAGTCCTTTGTTTCATCTGCTTGGAATTCTATAAAGTCGACTATCTCCTCCGCAGTAAATAGTGCAAAGTCAGCAGTATCATCTGCCTTTAATTCTATGAGATCAAGCATTTCATCTACCATGTCAAATATTCAGTCCACTATTAGAAATGGATTTAATAATGCGGTTAATCACATTAAGAATTTGGCGTCTCAAGCTTATACATGGGGAGCTGATATGATTAACGGAATTGCAAGAGGTATTAGAAGTGCCATTAGCAATGTGACATCTGCAGTATCGAATGTGGCATCAACTATTAGGTCTTACTTGCACTTCTCTGTTCCAGATGTTGGTCCACTTACTGATTATGAATCATGGATGCCAGACTTCATGCAAGGCTTATCAAAAGGAATTGAAAAGAGCAGGAAATTAGTTCAATCTTCGATGGAAAATGTAGCAAGTGATATGGTTTTAAGTCCAAATATATCAGCTGTTGGCATAGGTGGATATGATAAAGAATCTGCTGTAAATGGAATTGATATAGGAAGACAAATATCTGATGCACTTGCAAACATTAATTTAAAATCAGAAAATACTGGAGATATTGTCATACCAGTCTATCTTGGAGGCACACTCCTTGATGAAGTTATTGTTAATGCATCTATGCGCAAGAATTTAAGAAGTGGAGGTAGGTAATGAAATATCAATCATATTTAATTATTGAAGGAGTAGACCTACCTCTACCAAATTCTTATGATTTGGAGTTTAGAGATATAGAAGCAGATACTGGCGGAGAAACAGAGGCAGGTACTATTCAAAGGGATATTGTTAGAAACAAAGTAGCAAGTATTTCTGTAGGTTTTTCATGTAGTCCTAAACTTGTAATGACATTAAGTAATTTTGCTAATAAGTCTAATCTAAAAGTTAAATACTTAGATACAGAAACATTAGAATTAAAAGAGACACAAATGTATATAGACAAGTTTCAAGTCAAACTAATAAAAGATACTTCTTATAAAGGATTGTGGGAAGTATCTTTTTCATTGGAGGAATACTAATGACCTAACCCAAAATCATAGATTTTGGGTTAGGTCAGATGTCGCTTTGTTTCAAATCTTTGATTTGTCAAAAAGCGACTAATGTACAGAAATGGAGGTGATAAGTTGTTCTTAACAAGTGAAGAATATAAAACAGTTATAAAAAAGAACTCTCGTAATTTTTACTGGACGGGAAATATCATCTTAAAAGATGAAACAATCATTCCATTTACAAATAAAGATATTCTTAAAGGATCAGGATATATCCATCGTTCCTGCTCTGGATCTTCTGAACTTGAAATAGGTACAGTTTATGCTGGAGAGTTTGGAATCAGTCTTTTTTCAGATATAGATAGGTATTCTTTAGAGGATTCTAAATTAGAACTCTTTTATCATCAAGAATTAGAAAATAAAAAGATTGAAACCATACCAATGGGAATCTTTGATGTCACTGAGGCAAATAGGTCTAAGAAAATTTTAGAACTAAAAGGTTATGACTATATGCTTAGGTTTGATAAGAACTTTCCTGTAACAGATACCTTTGGTACAGCTTTTGAATTACTAAGTCTTTCATGTGAGAAGTGCAAAGTAGAACTAGGTATGACAGAAGATGAGATAAAGACTTTTGTTAATGGTGAGGAAGTTTTGGCAATTTATCAAGACCATGATATAGAAACCTATAGGGACTTTATTCACTATATAGCATCGACTCTTGGTGCTTTTGCTGGGGTCTCTCGTGATGGTAAGTTGGTTTTAAAGAAGTATGCAGAAAGCATATCAACTGAAATTAAATCAAGAGAAAGATTTTCTTCATCAATATCAGATTTTAAGACAAGATATACAGCCATCAACTCAACAAATGCAAAGACTAAAATAGCTGAATACTATTCTTTAGAAAATGATGATGGCCTAACTATGAACCTTGGAATAAATCCTTTAATGCAATTAGGACTTCCAGAAAAAAGAAAAAGGATGTGTGAGGTGCTTCTTACTGAAGTTTGCAAAATTCACCACACACCTTTTGATATGGTAACAATAGGAGACCCCAGCCTCGATGTTGGAGATAGGATAGCTATTTCTTACGAAGAAGAAAAGATTGAAGGACTTATTACCGACATTGAATACAAGATAAATGGAAAACACAGGATTTTAGGAGTTGGGAAGAATCCATACCTATCCAAGGCCAAAAGCAAGAATGATAAAAATATAGTAGGACTATTAAATCAGATTGAATCGGAAAAGTTGGTAGTCCATGCCTACTCAAACTATTCTGCCTTTAATCTTTCCACAACGGATACGCCAATAATTCGTATAGAATTTGCCTCCAATAAAGAAACGGAGGCAATTTTTAATGCATCTATCTTGTTAAATATAATTTGTGATACTGAAGAAAAGACAAGAAAGGTGTCAAGAAAAGTAAAGAAACAAGTAGAGGTTTTAAATAAAGATGGAAAATCCTATGATCCTCCAAAGTTTGAAGAAAAAGAGGAAGTAGAAGAATTAGACTTTATTGAAAATATAGAAATACCAACAAGGATAGTTATTACTTATGTTTTAAATGATACAAAAATAGAACATCACATTCCCAAAGAAACCTACCTAAGTGGTGACCACATTCTAAATCTTTTTTACCCACTAACTAAACTTCAGGAAAAGACGATGAACAACTTTTCAGTCCTCATTAGGCTTGAATCAGGACAAGCAATGATTGGAAAAGATAATGCTATCGCAGCTATATCTGGTCAATCTCTAGGTTCTACAGAGGCTTGGGATGGAAAGATTAAGATTGATGAATCCTGGAAGATAATAGAACTTAGTCATTCATTCCTGCTTAGGAAATTGAAGGCTGAATACCAAGTAGAAAGTCAAGTCCCAAGACCACTAGTATTTAATGAGAAGGTAGGAAGATTTAAATATCAAGGATTGGTGCTTGGAAAATATAAAGAAGAAATCACTACAGAATTTAAAGATAAGGAGGAAGAAGGAAATGCTCAAGGGTAAATCAGTCATTGAACTAACTGATGTGAGAACAAATACGAAGGAGATATATGAAGATGAAAACTTAATAACCAATGCTGTGCCAGATTTATTAAGACTGAATCCATCAGGGCTTATGTATCCGATATATAAAACAAATGCAGAGGAATACAAGGAAGAAATATTCCCAATAGCAAATAAGTGTTATGGGGGTATTTTATTATTTGAAGCTCCTCTCGATGAAAATTCAAATAAATATATAGCACCTGCAAATAATAAGATAATTGGATATGCATCGAATGATGTTAATTCAACAGATGCACCAAAAAGAGGCTCTGCCAATTTAACTGAATCTACTCCTATAGAAAACGGATATAAATTTGTTTGGGATTTTTCAACATCGCAAGCCAATGGAAGAATATCTGCTCTTGCACTAACTCATTATAAAGGAGGGAGATATTTTTATGGAGATGCTTATGGCAGACAGTCTTGCTTAAGGTTAAATTACACCTATACATCCATAGATAATGAAATTTTGAAAGTTTACGTAGGTATGGTAGAAGCTGATGCTCTCCATAATACAA